GCCGCTGGTGAATGGTTAGATATTCAAAAATCGGTTTATGCAACCTCCCGTGCAAAGAACCCAATCTTTGATGGTTCTCTTGGCATGTATAATGGTGTTGTTTTACGCGAGGCTATTCATGTCACCCATGGTGTTAACTCGACAAATAATACAGCGGTAAAGAGTGTGCGTCGTGCGGTTTTCTTAGGAGCACAGAGTGCGATTATAGGTTTTGGGAAAAATCATAGTGCAACGAATTACACGCTTAAAGAAGAGTATTTTGATTATGAACGTGAATTTGGTGTAGCTGCAAAGACCTTGATAGGAATGAAGAAAACCCGTTTCCAAATGCCAAATAGCGCACAGACAGCACAAGATTTTGGAACGATTGTTATTCCTACCTACAGCGGTGAAGCAGCAGCGTAATCATTAAGGAGGAAAACAAGACATGGCAGATCAATTACCCTCTCCCTTGCAAGGAAGAAATCTACATACCCAACAGGTGAGTTTCTTACGTTTGAATATCTCACATAAAGAGAAGCATCTTACGGAGAAAATAGGGATATTACCCCGTGGTGCTTTGATCACTTCAATTAAAACGTTTGTGAAGACAGCGTTTTCTGAGACGAAATTGAAGATTGGCAGCACTTATGGTGGCAATGAGTTTGGCGAAAAAGATATCAAAGCCCAAGGCACACAAGATTTTACACCAACAGACCAAAAGGTTTTTACTCCAGAGGATAAAGAAATGACCTTTTATGCAACACGAGATAAAACCACTGATGCTGGTGAATGTATTGTGGTTGTGCAATTTGTGACAAATCATTGAGGGGACAAGACATGGCAGATTATTTACCACAGCCCTTGCAAGGGAGAAATCTTCATACGCAGCAGGTAAGCTTTTTGCGTCTTAATTTTAGCTATGAAGATAAAGAACAGGCGATGAAGATAGGCACCCTCCCTAGAGGTGCTTTGATTACTTCGATTAAAGTATATGTTAAGACAGCATTTTCGGACACGAAGGTTAAAATAGGCAGCACTGCTGGAGGAACTGAATTTGGTGAAGCAGAAATCAAACAGCAGGCAGTCAAAGAGGTTAAACCTAGCAATCAGAAGGAGTTTGTCCCTTATGATAAAGAGGTCACGCTTTATGCCAAAGCCGACAAAACAGTACAAGCTGGTCAAGCAAGTATAGTCGTTGAATTCGTGACCAATCATTGAAATTGAGGGGAGAGATCTATTAACTCCCCTTCAATTTATGAAGTAGAAGAGTGTACAGAAAGTTGCAAATTAAGGGCAGATAAGACAGCGACTAAGGTAGAAAGTTTTGGATCACCGGTTTTACTTAAAGAGCGGTATAACCCACTGCGTTCTCGATTGGTTTCTTTTGCTAAGGCACTCATATTTTGAGTACGAGCAACAATCCCAAGGGCATCAGCTATATGAGCAGCATCACCGGTTTTAAAGGCTTCATTGAGAAATGCTTGTTGTACTTCGATGTCTTCAAGATATTCTTCTGGTTTAAATGGGGTTATTTTCATCACTGTATTCCTCTTTTAACTTTAACGCTTGTTCAATATCCCTTTTCTGTGTCGATTTATCTCCACCACATAACAAAAGGATAAAATGAGAACCTTTTTGGATAAAATAAATTCTGTAACCTGCGCCATAGTGGATACGCAATTCACCTATGCCATTAAAGAATTTAATGTCACCTAAAAGACCTTGTTTTAAGCGTACAACACGTTGAAGAATAATAGCCTTAACGCTTTTATCTTTAAGTTTCTTAAGCCAAGTATCAAATTCTACCGTTTTATGAATGAACACCATTGGTGCACTGTAATACACACAATATAAAATGTCAAGGCAAGTTTTTTCACAGAAAGGTATTCTGATGTCACGTCATTATATTCGTATACGCACAGGAGGACCGATATCGGCAAAGCAAGATGTTTTTCGTCATAAAAAAACGCTTTCGCACTTGGTGTCGGTCATTCAAGATGAGATTGATGACATCACGGATGAGTATGTAGTGCAAATCCAAGAAAGTATTTTTGCTGCTATTCGTTTTTGTGAGAGGGAAAGTTTTTACTTTAACGAAAGCCGTGATGTGGTGTTTGAGACGCGGGCGGGTCAGGGAACTTATGATGCAAGTGACATCCGTCATATCGAAAGTGCTGTTAAAATCAAAAACGTTTATTTGAGTTCTGATCAACATCATAAGTTTGCATTGGAGTGTAAGGATCATGTTTCTTTAGAGCCTTTGTTATCATCAGAGCAGCAAGGAACGCCGGTTTGTTACAGTTATTTTGATAGGAAACTGTATCTTTATCCCACACCGGATAGAGTGTATCAGATACAACTTCTTTTCTCTCCACAGCGCTTATCAGAGATAGAGAGTGTTGATGAGGAACACCCATGGTTTATCTATGGTTTTGATTTGATCAAAGCGCGTGCAAAATATGAACTGTACAAGAATATTCTGAAAGACCCTGATTGTGCAGCCGCTGCTTATAATGACTTTAACGAGCAATTGCATGCATTGCGTGCAGAGACCTCTAAACGTCATAATGTGACCCGAATAATTCCAACGGATTTCTAATATGGTGTATTTTCCAATCGCTGATTACAGACCAGATGTTTCGGTCGTCAACGGTAGCTTTACGGATACGCTTGTGAATGTTTTACCGGCTGATGGCTGTTACATTCCGATGCCTAGTGCAACGGTTGTTTCTGACCCTTTGGAAGAAAAGCCTTTGGGGTGTATAGCCCTTAGAAGTGGTTATGGTGTCAAGATTATCGTAGGAGGCAAGAAAAAGCTTTACAGTTATGATAGCCAAACGAAGGGTTGGAAGGACATAAGCCAAACTGGTGTGACCTATCAAGCAAATGAGGAGAATAAATGGTCCTTTGCATTGTTTGGTGAAGCCATTATTGCGGTGAATAAAAATGATAAACCGCAAGTTTTTAATACCCATAGTTCTGAACGATTTGAAGATTTAGGAGGCAGTCCACCGAAAGCAGGTTTGGTGAAGGTTTGGGGTGATTTTGTTTGTTTGATGCAATTGACAGATCACCCCAATCGTATTCATTGGTCGGGTTTGAATGATGCAACGCACTGGACGGTTAAAGAGAAAAATTGCGATTTTCAAGATTTTCCGGATGGAGAATATGTTCAAGGGTCTACGGAATCCGCCAATCCACTCATTTTTATGCGTTCTGCTATTTATGCAGGAACCTTTGTTCCAGGTTCTAAAATTGTATTTACGTTTCAAAAGATCCAAGACAAGCGCGGGGCGCGCAGTGCAGCTTCTATAGCGTGTCGAGGGAGTGATGCTTTTTTTGCTAGTGATGGTGGCTTTTATCAGATGAGTTCTGATGGTCAACTTTTGCCGATAGGTTTTGAGAAGGTTGATAGAACAGTTTTTAAAACCTTTGATAAGTTTGCTCTTGATGAGATGCGAGGGGTTATAGACCCCGTAGATAATCGGATTTACTGGTCATTAAAGAGAGGTAATAACGAGCAAACGACCTTTGTTTATGATTGGGGACTGCAGAAGTGGTCGACGCTACAAGGAGACCTTTTCACATTGTTTTCTGTTTTTACGACAGGTTATACTTTAGAACAATTGGATGAGATTTCGATCAATCTTGAGGATTTACCTGCCTCTCTTGATAGTTCGATTTGGCAAAGTGGCGCCCCAATGCTTGGTGGCTTTGATAGCGATAATCGGCTTGTTGTGTTTACGGGAGCGCCGATGGAAGCAACTGTTGTTTCGCAAGAAATGGGGGCACAAAATGGAAGTTTTAACTTTATCACGAAGTTGTTTGCCGAAGTTGATACGACGCAAGGTCTTTTAAGTATAGGCGAGCGGCGAGTTCGTCATGATCAGACGCCGATCACATGGCACAAAGAGAGGGTGTGTTCATTTGTGACGGGTGCTTATCACGGGCGTTCACGCAATCGTTATCACCGCTTTAAATTGCGCATTCCTAAGAATGAATCTTGGACAACGATTACGGGTTTTAATGTGGATTTACGTCCTTTTGGTAGAGAGTAATGGCAAAAGTCTTTTTGACCAGTTCTTGGGATATGGAGCGTATATCCCCTTATCTTGAAGAAATCATTGCATCTTTTAGAGAGTATGTAGAGTGTTTCAAACATGAAATTACGTTGCAAGAACTCATTGAATCTATTTGCAGTGGTACGAAACAGTTATGGCTTGTTTTGGATGATGAAGAGCGCTTTTTAGCGGTCGTCACGACCCAGATACAACAAACAGTTTTAGGAAAGAAACGCGCTCTGATTTGTGAATGTAGTGGCAAAGGTGTTCTTGATTTGGTTGACAATTTGCACGTTGCAGAGGATTGGGCGCGTGAGAATGGGGCTTTTGAGATAGAGATTTTGGGTCGCTTAGGCTGGAAACGTGCACTGACCAAACAAGGCTATGGCATAGATATGCTTTATTATAGGAAGGAATTGTAAAATGGGGAGCCAAACACCAACAACGACAGAACAGAAGCAGGTGCAGACAAGTGCCCCTCCTGCTTGGATGGCAGATGTATTTAAGCGTGGCGGTACGGATGCATATAATCTGTATAATACAGGGATTGGTGGGAATGTGTATGGGGGGCCTCGTGTTGCACCGTTAAGTGCTCAAACCACCCAAGCCATAGGTGGTCTTGGAAGTATTCCGCATCATTATCAAAATCGCTCTTTGATGAATACAATTTATAATCCAACGTCGGCAGCAAGCAATCTTGGAAGAATGGCTTCTGGCGGTCTGGTTGGACAGAATCCGTCTTTTAATGCCGCCCTTCAAAATAGCTTAGACCGTGTAAGAGATACGATTAACAGCTCTTTTGCAGGTGCGGGTCGTTATGGGTCCGGTGCACATGCAGGTGTATTGGCAAATGAACTTGGTGCTTTGTCCACAAGTGCTATGGCAGATCAATATAATCGTGATGCGGACCGCATGATGCAAGCCAATGCCATGATAGACCAAGCCAATCAAAATCAGTTGGGAGCCTCAAATAACTTCTTACAGGGTTATGGCAATGCCTATTCCAATGCCATACAGGGGGGAGGTGTGCTTGATGCCCACAATCAGAGAATTGTTGATGCCAATCGTGAACGTTGGCTGGAGCAAGATAATAGCGGCTGGAACAGACTGAACATGTTGATGAACGCCGGTCGTGGTTTTGCAGGCAATTACGGGACGACGACGAATAATGTGTCAGGCTCTACGATGGCAGGCAATAACCCATGGAAAAATGTAGGGGCTATAGGTTCTCTGGCACTTCATACAGCACCTATGGCTTTTGGTTATATGGCAGGTGGTCCAATGGGAGCAGCGTTGGCAGGAGGAGCATCCAAGCTTTTTTTAGATTACATGAATCAAAAGAAAGCTCTGGAGAATAATTAAAGAATAGTTTTGTAGGAGAGTGTGATGGCATTTCCATTATTAGGCTTAGCTTCTGGGGTAGCAGGTGGGGCAGCATTGAGATATGGACCTCATATTTTTAGGTATCTTTATCCCAGAGTAGCTCCAAAAATGGTTACAGGGGCGAAAGGATTGGGACAATTAATGAAACCAAACCTGAAGAATCCTTTAGTAATTGGTGGGGCGATTGGGAGTATTCTGGATAATATAAATGAAGCACATGCCCCATCCAACCCCTATTTACAGAATAGTCTGAATCCATATGGACCATTTATGCCCTATACGGCTCCTAGAACGGAAATGCCTCTTGGATTTGATCAACATCCACCCATGCCAAATGCACTAGAGAGTACTCCACAAGAACTAAAACCTCATGTTAGTGAACAAACGCAACCATTAGCACCCGCTTCCCCAACACCGCCTCCTGAACTGACAGATGCAGAGAAATTTTTACAGTCCAATACTTACAAATTTTTTCAATCAGATGCGTATCAGAAGCTCAAAGATCTTTTTGCAGGTATGGCGGCAGCACCCACAGATGGTTCTGGATGGGATGCGCTAGCAAGTGGTGTGAAGCATCTTAATGAAGGAGATAAACAAAGAGGGCAGGTTAACCAAACTGTCGAGTATCTGAAATCTAAAGGATATAGCGAAGAAGAAGCTGCTGTCATGGTACGGAATCCTCAAATGCTTAGTGCGATGCTCACAAATACAGGTAGAAAAGACTTTAATGATGGAACCTCGTTAATTGATGATCCAACATCACCAACAGGAAAAAGAGTAGTTTATAACCCTGGAAGCAAAGCGTATATGGAAAATAAACGTGCTGCTTCTTTGATCAAAAGTAAACAAATATATGGAAAAGTTTTGATAGACGATATCGATCTTTTGCAGAGATATGCCGATAAATTTGGAAATTATGCCACAGGTCATATGGCTAAGGCAGCTAGCTATGTGCTTTCAGGGTCAGAACAATCAGATGCACGACTTATTATACAATCAATAAAATCTCGAATAGCGCTTGATCGTATAGATCAAATGAAAATGCTCTCGCCAAGAGGGACGATAGGGCTTGGAAATGTTAGTGATAAAGACATTGAAATGTTAAAACAGTCTCTGGGTGATTTAAGTTTCGACATGTCTCCACAAGAATTTAAACGTCGTTTGAACATAATAAAAACTGTTATATCAAAACTTAATTCTGAAGTAGTAGGTATTTTACTAGGTGATATTGATCCTACAGAAGAAAATATGATCAATGCTGTTAATGGAAACCATAGTCAATATTCTTCTGATCAGTTGATGTCACAAGGAGGCAGTAAAAATATACCTACAATGAAATGGCAGGAAGGTATCGACAGAGATGATATCACTGTGTTTATAGATGCGTCTACCGGTAAGCGTATTGAAAAGGAAGAGTATTAATGAATACTTATACTAGCATTCCAGAATATGTAACATCTAAAAGTGGAAAACGTTACCGTTTGCGTGTTCTCGATGACAATTCGAGAGGTGGCACTCCAGAATATGTAACATCTAAAAGTGGAAAACGTTATCGTTTGCGTGTTCTCGATGATGCCTCCAACTTTGAAGAAACAACATCACCCCAACATTCAGAAATAAGTGGCGGTGAAGCTTTTTTGAACTCTTTAAAGCATGGTTTGAGTTTTAATTTAGATGATGAGATTGCAGCGCTCACAGCGGCAGGACGTGATTCTGATGATGATTGGGCAATAACGGCTTTTGGGAAGGGACTTGTCAACTATTGGCTTGGAGATAAGCAAACCAGAGAGAAGTATGAGAAAGAAGTCAATAGAATACGTGATTATTATCGTAGGATGGGTGATCAACATTATTGGACTTCTTTTGCAGGAAATGCTTTAGGGTCGGCAATTCCTTCACTTGCGACTTTAGGGGCAGGAGCATTAGCTTCTGGAGCCCGTTTTATAGCGCCTACACTTGCAAATAGTATTGGAGGATCAAAGTTAGGTCAATTGTTTTTAAAAGCTGGTCAAACATCGGTAGGACGAAAAGCAGGAAATGTAGGTAAATATGTAGGTGAGAAAGTAAGTCCGTTTTTAGGCATTACGCATAAAACAACATTGCCGCATTTGCTTAAAGTAGGGGCGGCATCTGGTGCATTACAGGGGGTAGGTGAAGGTGTAGGGTTAGGTCATACACTTCAAAGTGCAGCAGTTGGTGGAGGATTGGGAGCGGGAGGGACAGCTGTTGGAAGTGCTTTAGGTCATTTGGCTGGTTCTACTGTTGGTGGAATACGAAGATTGTTTTCTCCTTCTCATACAAAAGAAGGTGTTGCAAAAGCAACGTTGAGAGAAATCAGTAAGAATTTAAGTAAGGAGGCTTCTGAAGAGCTAGGAAAATCTTTTAAGAATGCAGTCTCTACCGATTACGTAGCGGATCATAGTCCCTCTTTACAAGATCTTGTTTTTAAGGTTGCTGGAAAAAACCAAGGAGCTTATCTTGATTTAACCAAAAGAGCTAAAGAGAGAGCACTAGCAGGAGGGGAGCGTATTCATCAGGCGGTTGATGAACACTTTGTTCCTCGTCAAAATATTACAAATTTAAAAGATGATCTTATTGCGAATAGGGAAGCAGTATCACATGCTCTTTACGAAATAGCCAAGAAGACTCCGGTAGGAGAAAAATATTATGGTGCGCTTAACGAATTAATGGAGCGCCCTTATTTCAAACAAGCTTATGATGCGGGGTTAGAGAAGTTTATCAGTGATGGCAACAAAGTCAGTCCATTTTCTTCTCAAAAGTTTAGTCTCCTTAAGCAGAAACCTAGCATGGGGTTACTTCATGAAACTAAGTATAGACTTAATCATATGATAGATACAGCTAGGAACACAGGAGATGACAGCAAAGCCCGCAGTTTAGTTGGCATTCAGAAAAAATTGTTAGAGATTATGGATGATATATCGTCTGAATATAAGAAGGCGCGGGGTCTGTATTATCACTATAGTTCAGATATAGACGCTATGCGTGAAGGTTCTAAAATCCTTAGCAAGTCGGTTAATAAGGATGAGTTCAGTCAAATTTTTGATGAATTATCAGAGGGACAACAAGAATACTTTAAAAAGGGTTCAAGAAGAGAACTTCTCAAGGATATGGAGCAAACAGGAGATAAAGTTTCTCAGGCAAAGCAAATTTTTGATGCAGATGATCTGTACGATAAGTTTGCCAAGGTTTATGGAGCCGATAAAGCTTCTGCTGTTAAGAATGTTGTCAATAAACAAGCCGATTATGCAGATTTTTATAACAGAATACCAAATCGCAAAGCGGATAAAGATATCTCTTTTACGCATCATGTCAGTGTGCCAACGGGTACACGCGATGCAGCCTTTCAAACAGGCAAAGCCGCATTGAAGGCTTCAGGGATTCCTTTCAAACAAGCAGCATCTAGAGAGCGTGAAAGTATTGAAAAGGATATGGTCAAGTTGTTAACAAAGGGAACAGAGATTTCGAACGATAAAATTGTCGATCTTATTCAACGGATGGTGAAGGCGTATCATAATGGATATGCGACGAAAGAGTGGGTGAAAAAGCTCTCTGCTGCTTTGTTTGGGGGAGAAGGAAAAGAATTAGCAAGGCACTTTAATATGCTGAGTACGTGGAAGTAGAGGAGAATGTACAAGCTATGACCCGTTATAGTCCTTCAGTTGATCAAGCGATCCGTCAAGCAGCAGCGCGCTATGGTTTGCCAGAAAGCTATTTATACCGTGTTGCACAAGTGGAAAGTGGCGGCAATCCGAATGCAAGAAACCCACGTTCTTCTGCAGGTGGTCTGTATCAATTTATAAACAGCACAGCCAAGCAATATGGTTTGCAAGACCGTTTTGATCCCATGCAAGCAGCGGATGCCATGGGGCGCTTGACACGTGACAATCGCAACTATTTAAGCCGTGTTTTAGGGAGAGCGCCTACCGATGCGGAATTGTATTTAGCCCACCAACAAGGGGCAGGAGGAGCCGCGCGCCTTTTGCAAAATCCCCATGCCAATGCAGCGCAAATGGTTGGGAGGAATGCGGTTGGCTTGAATGGTGGCAACAGCGCTATGCGTGCCAGTGATTTTGCCAACCGTGTATTTCAGATGTATGGTGTGCAGCCTTATAGAGCAAGCCCTCTAGCACAGCGAAGCTTTGGCAATAGAGACAACCTTCTAGAGGTTTTAAGAGCATTATTAGCATCACAAGAAGAGTCTTCAGAAGAAGAGAGTGATGATGATACGCCTTTGATGACGTCATTCATGAGGGCATTTTACGGACCATTTTACCGGAATTAGGATTTACACCCATGTCAACGATCTATGATTGGTCGCTTAGAGCGGCGGATAACACACGTGCAGATGATTTGATTGATTGGTCAGAGGGACAACGCCCTAGCACGATCAATAACAGCGCCCGTGGAATGATGCAGCGTGTGCGGGAGTATCTGTGGGATACAGGTGGTGCGCTTGAAGGTGTTGTAACGGTAAATCATAGTGACCAAACGACCGTCATAAGGTTGCAAAGTAAGTCGCTCTTTTTAGAGTATAAGAATGATATTGTTTTGCGGTTTAAAGCGCGTGGCAAGAATGTAGGAGCGACCACAGTTATTTTGAATAGCTTATCAAGTAAGCCGGTTTACAAGGCATCAGACACCGGTGTTGCAACCTTGTTAGAGGGAGGGGAAATCCAAACTGGCTGCATATATACACTCGTATATGATGAAGAGATTTCTGGCTGGCATTTGCTTAATCCTACTCCTCTGGCATCACCACAAGGCTTGGCAAATTCTCTTTATCCAGCAGGCTTGATAGGGACGTTTGCAATGCAAGCAATCCCCAATGGTTGGTTATTGTGTGATGGTAGTGCTTATTCACGGAGTCTTTATAGTAATCTTTTCGCGACCATAGGGACGACATGGGGAAGTGGGGACGGGGTTAGAACATTTAATGTACCGGATTTACGGGGCATGTTTTTACGGGGTTTTGATGCTGGACGCAATGTTGATACAGGACGTAGTTTTGCCAGTGTCCAGCAGGATTTAATCCAAGCGCATAGACATGAAGGTCATAGGATATCAGTTTCACAGATGTCTGATGATGATGCACGTTATTGGCATGGGGAGGCGACCACTTTATGGGGGCATGCGCTTGATGAGGATCAAATATCGAAAGTTGCGACGGTTTCTGGGGTCAGAAAAGAGGATATTCAGGTCTATGATGTTTTTGCGGTTCCTTATGGACAACCACAAACACAACAAATGGCGTCATTAAGGGATAGGGAGAGTGAGACGCGTCCTATCAATGTCTCCGTTGTTTTTGCCATAAAGACATGAGGACAATATGTCACATATTTATAACTGGTCTTTAACAGCGTCAGAGAATGCAGGCGCTGATAGTCTTATTAATTGGTCAGAGGGTCAGTCACCCCATACTGTAAATAATAGTGCCCGTGGGATGATGCAACGTGTGCGAGAGTATTTATCAGATATTGGTGGTGCGCTTGATAGTCATTTTGAGATTGATCATCACCAGCAACAAACGACCATTGGCTTAACCAGCAGCTCATCACTTTCCCGTTATAGCAATGGTCTTTCTTTACGGTTTAAGGCGAAGGAGAGTAATGTTGGTGTCACCACGATTAGGCTCAATAATCTTGGCGGTCAATCAGTTTACAAAGCGTCAGAAACGGGTGTAACAGCTGTTGTCGGAGGAGAGATACAAAGAGGGTGTGCTTACACCCTTGTGTATGATGAAGAGATTTCGGGCTGGCAGTTACTGAATCCTACGCTCAGAAAAGTTTTTGATTTTCACCGTTTGCCTACGGGCTTTATAGGCACTTTTGCCATGGAAAGCTTGCCGGAAGGTTGGCTGCCTTGTGATGGTCGTTCATATTCGCGTGATAAATATCGTACCCTTTTTGCGACCATAGGAACGATGTGGGGAAGTGGAGATGAAACAACGTTTAATGTTCCGGATTTACGGGGCATGTTTTTGCGTGGTTTTGATTATAGCGGTTTTGTTGATCATGGTCGTATTTTTGGCAGTGTGCAACAGTGCTCTTTGAGAAATCATGAACATAGTATTGGTTTTTCACCTCCAGTAGAAAGCAGTGGGAGGAGGAAGAGGAGTATTGTTGTAGATTATACATTTGCACATGTAACTGATACAGTTCCCCATGGATCTAGTCAAGACGAGGAATGTATAGGTTTAAGTGGAGATGCCTTGGCAAGATGCAATGAAGCTTTTGAAAGAGAAGTCGTCCTTGCCCCCGAACTTCCTTCATTGAATGAAGGTAAAGTCTATACTTTACACCCGTTTTTTCTGAGGCATGGAGATACTATAAAGACGTATAGAATTCCTAAACGCGGAGGAGAAGATCTAGGCATGCATGATCATATTATCATGATGGATAGTTTTGGAGGAGCAGAAACACGCCCGCTTAATATGAGTATAGTCTATGGGATAAAGAGTTGATGAGGAGCTGAGATGTTATCGAAACCATTTGCAATATCAGAGCTTAGCGACCCGTCTAAAGTACGGGTTGTTTTGTATACAGGGAGTGGTTTTGTGCATGCGCCGCTCAGTGGTCTCGTTGACCTCTTGAAGGATGCTTTGAACAAGGATCATGAAGAAAGTTTAAAGGCATTAAAGTCCGAAATTGAAGAATTATGAACGTGTTTATTTTAGGCATTTATTTTGAATGATGTAAGGAAGAAATTCGATGGGGATACCATATCATACGCATGACTATCAGATACCAGTGGCAACGAAAGAAGAGATCATAGAGGGGGTTTCAGAGGATACGGTTGTTGTTCCGAAGTTGTTAGGGACGGCAAGTCTTTATCCTCGCGAAGTTTTTGCGAGTGCGGAACAAGGGGTTCAGGCGCAACAGAGTTCAGAACGAGCGCTAGGATTATCGACGGTAGCGAAGCAAACAGCGGATGCAGCGAAACGGTTGGCAGATGATGCGAAAGAATTAGCCGATGGAGCGGCAGTCACGGTAGCACAAGCTTTGACGACAGCGTCCAGAGCTGAGACAAGTGCGCATGAAGCGAAGACCACAGCCGATGATGCGTTGAAAAAAGGACGTGATGCGAAGAGTCAAGCAGCAAGCGCTCATCAAAGGTCGATGGATGTAAAGCAAGAGGTAGAGAAAGCGCTTACGCTATCCAATTCTGCAAAGCAAACAGCAGATGATGCCAAGGGATTAGCAGAAGAAGCGAAAAGTTTAGCAGAAAAAGCGAGTACAGGTGTCACATCAGTCACACAAGTAGCGGTTTCAACGCAAAGAACAGCGGAGCAAGCTTTAGCAGAAGCAACGTCAGTGAAAGCAACAGTGTCTCGAGTAGAGATGGCAACATCAGAAGCGAAGACACTGTCAACAGAAGCCAAACAAATTGCAGCGACAGCGACGTCTAAAGCAGAGAGTGCAACAAGCAAATCAGAAGCCTCATCTTTGGTAGCTAGTGAAGCAAAAGAAACCGCCTTGAGAGCGTTGACGGGCGTTAATGATCTAAAACAGTCGGTTGATCATGTGAAGAATACAGCGGAGGGGGCAAAACAGACAGCGGAAGGAGCACAACAAAAGGTTTTAACCGTAGAAACCGTTTCTAGGGAAGCCAAGAGCCAAGCGGTTGAAGTTAAACAATTGGTTGAAGAAGTTAAGATGACAGCGCATTCTGCAGAAACGATAGCGACTAGTGCGAAGCAAATAGCAGATAGTGCCAAGGGATTAGCAGAAGAAGCGAAAAATAAATCAGATGATGCGCATGTTCTTTCGCAAGCGGCTAAGAATACAGCAGACACGGCACAAGAGAAAGTTTTAGGCGTTGAAAAGAAGGTGGATGATGTATCGCGTACAGCATCAGAATCTAAAACGATTGCGCAAGAGGCACAACAAGAAGCATCAGAAGCGTCTAGAATAGCCAATGAAGCGAAGGTAACAGCAGAGCAGGCATTGCAAGCGGATAGACAAGCAGTTCGTGAAGGTGGAGAAGCCAGCAAAAGTTTAGCAGAAGCTGTTCAGAAGAAATCAGAGGAAGCTGAGAGAGTTGCGCAAGCAAGTAAGAGAGCTTGTGAAGAAGCCAAGCAATTAGCAACAGACGCCAAAAATGCTTCTATTAATGCGCTTACAGAAGCGAGCGATGCGAAAGAGAAAGCGTCTACAGCGCTTACCACAGTCAATGATGTAAAGAATGTTTCTGAAGAAGTAAAAGGCTTAGCAGAAAAAGCGAGTACGGCCTCTACAGAGGCGCAAAAGAAGTCAGAGGAAGCGTTAAGAGAAGCGACTTCTGCAAAAGCCACGGCGGATATGGCGTCTAGCACAGCCAATGATGCAAAGGGGCGTGCTGATGAAGCTAAAACGGTATCAGAAGAGGCGAAGAATCTTGCACAGACAAGCAAGACTGCTTGTGATGAAGTCAAGCAAAGGATTGGTGATGTTAAAAGTGTTGCAGAGAGTGCCTTATCGACCGCCACGACAGCCAAGCAGAAAGGTGATGAGATAAGCCAACAAACCTTAGAAGCGTTAACGAAGTCTGGTGAAGCGAAGACCCTATCAGAAGAAGCAAAAGCTAAAGCAGAAAGTTTAGAAACAGTTGTGAATGCAGCGAAAACGACGAGTGATCAAGCCAGTCAAGTAGCGACATCTTCGAAGAGCGTGTCAGAAGAAGCGAAGAAAAAAGCTGAGACAGCAAGTAGCAGAGCATATGAAGCCAAAGATGAAGCCACTAAAGCCAAGGAAACAGCTGATAAAGCGAAAAGGACAGCAGAAGAAGCAAAAAATGTTACAGATCAAGTAAAAAAAACATTAGATACAACGAAGCAAGAGCTTGATGGTATCAAGAGGTCATTATCAGTCGCAACAGCAACGTCTAATTCCGCGAAGAGCACAGCAACAGTCGCTCTTACGACAGCTTCAAAGGCAAAAGAGCTATCAGAAGAGATAAATACTTTACTGAAAGAATTCAATTTAACGGTTCTTTCCGTATCCACACCGTTTCTTGTTGCGACAGGAAAAAAACAACTAACCTTGAAAAAAGGAACGCGCATAACCTTAGGCCGCACTAATGATATTTTGGTCGCAAATTATACGACAGATACAAGAATAAATGTTCCTTCTCTTTCTGCAGGTAAAGATTACTATGTTTATTTGGTCGCTGATGGAGAACAGTATTATAAATTTGTTCTATCAGACAACTCTACTTATCCTACAGGTTATACAGCGACAAACTCTCGAAAGGTAGGAGGGTTTCATACGCTTTGTGTAGATGTTGATACCATAAAAGATCACCCGTTATCGGGTTATCAAGCAGGGGATATTTTACCCAATTCAGTTTGGTGTTTGAATCACCGTCCGCATAGTTCACCAGAAGGGATGGTCTACGATCCCTCGCAAAATATTTGGGTTGATATTTATCTTCAATCAGGAACGGATGAAAATACGCGTTCAGTGTATGGTGTTCCAGTGACAACGAATCGTCAGTATGCAGATCATGTCACAGATATGATGCGCGTTAAGAAGTCTCTATTGAGTGATGAGGAATTTTGTTCAGCCATGTATGGAAGTAATGATATGAAGTCTATTCAAGGAAAGCAGGCGCCTTCTCCTAAGACTTCTGGAGGTCATGTTGACACGGCAAATCGTCGTATGATTTCCCACATAGGTTGTGAAGAAGGTTGCGGTTATGTTTGGCAATATATATCTGGCGCTTTTCCACTGCATACAGCTGTAAAGGTTGGATCAAAGTATCAAATTCAAACTCAGACGAGTGTATTAGTGGCAGGGGGTAGTTGGTCTAATGATGGCACGAGTGGACGTTTTACACGAGTAGGAGTTAATACGAATAGTTCCAATGAACAAGTTGGAGCGCGAGGCTGTAGCCGTCCGCGTAGTTTTGTATAGTAGGATATGAAAATGATAGATTATCCAGAGTATTTAAATAGCAAAGAAGATTATGTGAACATGCTTTCTTTTGACAAAGTTGAAACGGTAAGAAGGTTGGAGATGCTTTTATCAACGCGTTTTTATTGGAGCTTTGTTAAAGAGCTTAGTGAAGGTGAAAAAGGATTAGAAGATGACACGCGTAAAGTTTTTATAACAACAGATATGCCGTTTCCTTCAAATGGTGCTTTTATAGACAAGCGCTGTCAGTATGAATTACAGGAAAGTGAATATGCCCCGATATTTCGGCTTGGTTTTTGTGTTGATGAAGTGGAACAATTGATCAAAGAGCATAGCCAATAGAGATCATCAAAGAAGATTTTTATGCAGCCTCACTGATGTGGGGCTTTTTTTATGGAGGATGAGATGAGAAAGATATCCAAAGAAGGTTTAGAGCTTATCAAACAATGGGAAGGATTGCGTTTGGAAGCCTATAGGGATACGGCGTGTATTTGGACTATTGGTTATGGTCACACGAGTCATGTAGGTAGTCCCCTTGTCAAAAAAGGTATGCGTATTACGCAAGAGCGTGCAGAAGAAATTCTTTGTGATGACTTAAAGCAATTTGAGAATGCAGTAGAGGAAACGGTTACGGTTTCGTTAACGGATTGCCAATTCGCGGCTCTCGTTTCGTTTTGCTATAATGTAGGAACGAAAGCCTTTTGCAAGTCAAGTTTGTTAAAAAAACTTAATAAGGGGGATTATGATTGTGTACCAGCAGAATTACAGAAATGGAATAAGGTGGGTGGTAAGCCTCTTCAGGGTTTATCCAACCGTCGTGCAGCAGAAGCTGGTTTGTGGGCAAAGGGGTCTTATATTTCTTCAAACTATCAAAGAGTGGAAGCGAAAGAGGCAACGGGTCTTTTGAAAGTAGAAGCTTTAGCACCGATCATAGGGTCTTGTTCAGGCTTTGGGGGCTTATTGGTTGGCAATGGTCCAGTGCAATGGGCATTCGCAGGTCTTATGGTTTTAGCCGCTTGTAC